GTAATGGGTTTGTTCGCTGGCGGCGAGCTGCTGCTCCAGGGCCAGGCGCTTGTCTTGCTCGGCCTTTTGCTGCGTCGCGGCCGCTTGGGTCATTTGATTAAGCGTCTCGGCCTGGGACTGTGCGAGTCGGGCCAACTGCTGTCCGTAACGCCAGTCCTGGAACTGCCACGCGAGCATCGCCGAACCGCCGGCCAGCAGCGCGAGCAACACCACAATGCCCAGGGCGCGAGACGAAAAAGGCATCAGGTCGAAGGTTGGCATAGCACCGCCCTCGCCCGGGCCCAGAGTTGCAGCCGCTCCTCCAAGCCGTTCAAACCGCCGTTGATACGCCGGGTGATGCTGTTGAACTGATCGCGGTCGGCCAGTTCGTTCAAGCCGTTCTGCTCCCAGAACCAGGCAGCGGACTCGGTGGCCCATTGCGGCTGCTCAAGAAGCTCAGGCAAGGCCAGCAAACGTGCATCACCGAACAGCCCCTGACTGCAGCGAAGGTAATTGTCATGGCCGGTTATCTGGATCAGCCCTCGGCCGCGATACTTCTGCCCGTCGCCGTCAGCCTGGGGCGAGTTGCCCAGGCGAACGGCCAGGGTTCCGGTATCGTACTTGCTAAGGTATTGCTCGCCGCCCAGCTCGCGTACATAACGCAATTGTCCCGACTCATGACCGACCTGGGCCAGGAACGCGGCCATGCGTTTGGGTGTGTCGATACGATAGTGGGACATGGCGGTGTTCAGCGCGGAAATAAAAACGCCCGCTTGGGTGCGGGCGTTGGGCATGATGTTGATAAGTTGCTGCTGCGTAAGGTCCATGTTCAGGTCATCGCAAGTGCATGATCAAAGATGTCCGGCCAGCCAGGACGGCGCAACCGGACGATATTCAGTGACTGGAAAGTGCTCATCCTGCGGCCAATCCCTCAGAGCCCGGCGATAAGCCTGGAGCTGTGTGTACTGTGTTTGATCCAGCGTCGTACCGCCGCCGTCGTCCATTTCGTCGCGATCCCTCGCTATGAGGCGGTCGGTTGCTGTGAGCGATCCATCACGCCAATTCTTCTCATTGGTCATTCGTACCGTGAGCTCATTAACGGACAGTTCTAGGAGCACCGGACGACCTTTGGCGTCCGACTCGATACGTTTGTTCAGGAAGGGAGCGGCAAATAAGGTTCGATATTCTTCATCGGTGATCTTGATCGCGTCTTCAGGAAGACTGCCAGAGTGATCGATAGAGTTGTAGAACCCACCCGTGGATTGAGCGTAATAAATCAACATATTCACCTCCCCTTCAATAACCTATCGCTCGCCATAGTCCAGTCCAATTTGAATAGGCGCCATTGTAGTCCCGCCCATAAAGTCTGAACTGGCTCAGCGAGCCTGTGGAGACTCCAAAAGACGCACAGGTGGGGCCTCCATCGGTCACTACGATGTTTCTAACAGCGTTAGGGAAAGACATAGGAAACGTTACGATAACGCCATTGGCATCCGCCCCGCTGGAAGAAACACCCCACTGCTCGATAACATATCCCGTCGGACTCGTTGTATCAGGCGTCCGCTTCCAACCATTGGGTTGCAATGACGAAGTGGACATAGCCGAATACTTCAACGCCACCGTACCGCCAATAAGACGCCATTGGTTATTGAGCTTGATGAACTCCGCCGTTTCGCCCAGACCGATAGTGATTGTTCCCTGCGCACCATTCGATGCGCATAGCACATCAACAGCGGATGCCGTCGAAACGGTAACGATGCCTGATCCAGCATTGACAATTGTTACTGTGGCGGCATGTATGATTTCGGCTGTAGCCGGCAGCCTCGCGGTAACCGGTGTATTACTGGCGAAACTGACAACTCCGCCAACATCCGATAGGGTCAATGTCGCCCCGGTGTTGTAAACATCGAATCCGCCATACTGCATCCCGCTGCGGAGTACGTATTCAGTCGTTGCAACGGCCCTGCTGTTATCGAATAGCGGTGCGGTAAGAAACAATCCGCTGCCACGCAAGGCTGTGAGCAATTGGTTATAGAGGGCTTCAGACGGCACTATCCCCGCCACCTGAATGACATTGAGCAGTTCCTGCGTCACACCATTGCCCCAACTGGCGGGAATCAAGGAACCCGGCGTACCCGCCAAGGGATCCTCATCCACGAACCTGCCGTTCGACAGGCCTGCGCTGGGCACACTTTTTGGATAATCCAATTTTTCGCTCCTGACTGACCAGCGATCAAAATGAAGGCGATATAAAGCCTCACCGTTAATACGCAGTGGCACGATAAATTAAGGGAATTCTGATGTTTTGCCGTGGGTTGCTTAAGCGGCAGGCTCAGGCATGACAGGCCAGTTGATATCGGTAGGAAAACCGATCTGATGCTGGATACGATTCAATTCAACGCTATAGAGTTTCCACTCCAACAGCGCCAGTTGTTCCTGGTCGCTGGCGTCGCCGATGTCTTCGGCGTATTGCAGGGGGGCTATACGCAGAACTGCATCGCGAAGAAGAGCATCCCGTTCGGCGAAAACCTGGGCCTTGACGTCGCTCAGTTGTGACTCAGCGTCGAACTGCCAGGTAGGGTCTTTCCAGATATGGTAATTGCCCGGCCAGGGTTCCCTAGTGAACGCATCCGGTAACTCCCCAAGTTCGCCCCAGATCTGCTGGCCGCCATCCTCCTTGCGATAAACCAAACCACGATGATCAACCACCTCTCGAGGAACATTATTCACCAGGGCCCACGTACGGCCCTTTTCAGGCGGGGGGAGCTCAAACGAAATTCCAACAGCATTACTGGGGATCTGAACGCCAATACCCGGCGTTACGGAAAACTCCACGGGCCCGGACAATGCGCCGGCTTTATCGAATAGATAATAAAACACAGACACCTCAGATTAGTTTTATACGCGCAGGATAGGCGATGTTGCGCGGGCGGGATTTGAAAGAGTAAAGCAGCGTATTGGCCGTATCCATCTGGTAAGTGGTCCCGGCAGGGAAAGTCGGACCGCCGTTTACCAGATCTCCGATGATTTTGATTTCCTCGCGGGTATTGGCACCGACTGTGGAAAGGCTATCGGACCATCTTGATCCAACCGCACCAGCCCCTTGTGCCCCTAGCGCATGGGAGTGAACAGTGCCGGGTTGAAAGGTCCCCATTGCCCGTCCAGAATCCACAGAGCGCCCTTCGTCCAGGATCCGCAGGAACTCTCCCCGCCCTTCCGGCGCACGAAACGTGAGTGCGCCATCACCGGAACTCCATTTGCCTTCATTGCCTTCCCGAGTAGCCTCGGTACCGAGCATTCCTGACTGTTGGGCGTGATCCCAGAGCCAAGGCCATTCAGCACGCTTCATGACCGTGCCATTTAGCGCACCGTAACCTCCCGGGCTCAGTTGGATAGTCGTCTCAAAAGTCGGGCGGCCCAAAGGCGTGTTGTCAAACCTTCCCATGGGCCACCAACTCCCGGCGCCGTCACTGCGCAAATGCCACCAGTCACCACTGCCCATCAAAACCAGAAACGGATAGCCAACGGCCGAAAGATGGGTGTGGAACTTAATTCGATCAGTGCCGGCCGCCTGGACCACGAGTCGATTGCCACTGTTGTCCAAGCGTCGAATGATGACGTCTCGAACACCCATCCCAACGTTGGCCGGGGGCAACCCGATCGAGGTGGCGCCGGCGTTGGCGTCAATCAATACAAGACCAAGTTCATTAGCCGTCAGCGCTTTCGACAGGGTCAGCCGTGTAACCACCGAGCGTGTAGGGGTCGTGGTACCAATGATCTTCTGAACAGCCTTGAAAAGCTGATTGGTGTCCGCTTCGGATGGCGCCATGTCGGCGCCGGCAATCACCCCCAGAATCTCCTGTGTGACGCTGTTGCCCCACACGGCGGGAATCAAGGATCCCGGCGTGCCTTCGACGGGGTTTTCATCCACGAACCGGCCGTTCACCAGCCCGACGCTGGGAACACTTTTTGGATAATCCATGTTCTATTTCTCTCTATGAGGCGGGGCTCAAGCGTGAAGAGGTAGTGCTCGGATAGTCGCGAGCACGTCATCAGCGGCTTGACTGGCGAGATCCGCCTTGCCTTTGGCCATGTGCGCGCGGATCTGTGTCTTGGCCTTGAGGCGCAGTTCGCGAAGTGCCAGCAGGTTCGCTTCGAATTCGGCGGCCTTGGCGAGAATCTGATCCGCCGCCTGCCTGGCTGTGCGCCCTTTGACAACCCACGCCGAAACGGCCAGTGGAACGGCTTTTTTCGGGTAGCCCTGATCCTTGAAGGCCTGTGCCTCCAGGGCGGCTTGTTGGTATTCCAGGGCGCGTAGTGGATCACCGGCCAGCGTGCGACGTGCGCTGTCAGCAGCGGCATCGACCTTGGTGCACAAGCGTTCGGCTTCCTGGCGCAACAGCTCAGCAGCATTCTCTTCAGTCAGCACCCAGGTGCCGTCCTCCCAGGCATGGGCGAAAGAAGGTGCAGGCGGGCGAAGTCCATCTTCGTACTGGTGCAGTTCTTGAATGACTTTCATCGGATCAGCTCCCAGGACAGGTGAACATTGATTGCGTTGGTAAAATTGACGCCGATACCCACGCTGTAATCGGTCAATGCCTGGTGCCCCTTGATTCCCATGCTCAGCAACAGTTCGTCACTATCGGCATTGGTGGCGCCCAATGTGTGCTCGGCCTGAAAGCACTGCCAAAGCGAGCGAGATTGAGAGTGATCAAAGCTGGCTGTGACGGTAGAAACCGTAACGTCGTTGACAACGTTATTGGAAAACAGCACACACATGTATGGGCCGCTCCAGCCCACCGCATTGTTACCGATACTTTGTAAGGCGGGTGACAGATAGCTGTAGTTGCCCCCAACCCACCCGGCCTGAACAAACGCCAGCGAAGTCACGGCACTGGGAGAGGGTGTTGGATTGCCCGCCACAAGTCGCGCCGCACGTGCATGCGGATCCAGCGGCAGATAAACCACCCCCGTGCCATTCACCGTTTGAGTCCAGGTCAATTGAGCACGGTTGTAGATCGTGCGAATCGTCGGCAAGGAGCCCGGCGCCCCGGTCATCACCCAGGCCAGGCACATGTCCAGGGGCGTGGACGCAAACCCGCCGCCGGACGCTCCGTTGACAGTCCCCTTCAAGGATTCCGGCGAGAGGTCATACAGGCTTCCACGCTGCATATAGAACGTCAGCGCGCCGCCTATGACCTGCGCTCTAAGAAAATAGCTGGCGCTGGGCAACAAATCGGTGCTGCTCCAGGCCGCCGTCACGTAAGTACGGGATCGACCCAACCGCCCACTTACCACCTCTTGTCCAATGCTGATGTACACACCCGCCGGAATCGAGACGCGACCGCCGCTGGTTGAGAGTGCCGTTGGCGTTACTGCCAGACGGGCGTCTGCCGTTGCAATCGTTGGCAGCGGCAAAGCGGCGATCGGAAGCGCGAGATCCTGGTTCCAGCCCTTGGCGGTGACGGACTGAATCGCCTCGAGCAGTTGATCGTTTTGGGTTTCATCTGGGGTCAGATCCCCCGCCTTGATGACATTCACAATCTCTTGCGTTACACCATTTCCCCACGCTGCCGGAATCAACGACCCCGGCGTTCCGGTCAATGGGTTTTCATCCACGAACTTCCCATTCACCAAGCCGGCGCTGGGCACACTCTTCGGATAATCCATCCGTTTACTCCCTAGTCATAATTGATGTGAACCTTGGTATGCGCCGGCGCACTGCGGTGGATCAGACACTCAAGGGCCGAGCCCGGGTTGACGCCAAAACGTTCACCCCAATAGCTGGCGCCAAAACGTCGGCCCAACAGCAGGCGACCGCCGGTGTTGAGGGTCCACATGAATTGCGCCTGCCAAGTGCCAAAGTGAGCCTCGCCGAATCGTGCGCGGCCCATGCGCGGGGCCTTCAGTTCAGTGATCGTTGCGTTGGGGTAACCCTGGCTCTTGGCGATTTCCACGTAATAGGCAATGGCCTGGCTACCGACCGCCAACAACCGCCGACGCACCGCCAAGCGACGATCGTCATACAACGGCGTGGCGCCCAGGCACGGATCGGGCAGGTTCATCACCCGCTCCCAATCCGGCACCAGTTCACTCACTCCCGCCGGGTCCATTTCGTTGAGCAAGTCGGCGGCACGGGCGTCGAGGCGGGCCAGCTCCTGGGCGATGCCTTCAAGCACATGCTCAAGTTCCGGCACGCGCTCCGGATCCCACGCCGGGCCGCTGGGCAGCAGGCTGCGCAGTTGGGCCTGGTACTGCTCGGCGGTTCTTATTCCAGCCATGTGCAGCCTCCGAAGGTCAGCAACTGGTTGCTGGCGGCGGCGACATCGGTGACGGGTGCGGAGAGTTTGTGGTCGGTTTCGCCGGTAGCGCTGCTGATGGCTTCAGTGATATGGCTTAGCAACAGCGTTTCGCCGAGGCCGGCTTCGCGGTTGTGCAGGTCGCGCAGTTGCGCCTCGACGGCCGCGCGCACGGCGCTGGTGTCCGGGGTGATGCGCAGCCTGTAACTCACCGGCACCTGCGTTGGCGCCAGCACGTGCAACTCGGCGGTCACCGGACGCAAGGGCTCGATGTAGGCCCGCACCTCCTCCAATTGCTCGGCATTGGGAATCGGCTGCAAATCGTCGTCACGCATGACGAACAAGCCGACAGTGCCGGGTCCCAGGTAGCTGCCGCGACACCAGGCGCGGGTAATGCCGGGGCACTCCAGGGCCCAGGTTTCATAGTCCTGGGCCGAGCCGCCGTGAGGGATGATGCGGTAGGAGCGGATCACCCGGGCCCGTAGCGATTCGAGGCTTTCCCGGGCAACACCGCCGGTCAGCCCCGGCGCCAGCACGGTGAAGCTGCTGCCAATGCCGAGGATCGGTTGGATTGGCGTCAGCACCAGGCCGGCGTCGGCGTTGCCCAGGCTGCCAGCGTCCAGTGCGGCGATGGTGGTGCTGTTCAGGCCATTGCTGGTAGTGCGGGCGGTGGTCACTTTGAATGTGCGGCCATCGGCGGATTGCAACAGCGTGTCGACATCCAGTACCGCGCCAGCGGTAGCGCTGAAACTGACACTGCCGCTGGCCACCTGGGCCGCTTTGCGCGCCTGGTTCAGGCGCAGGGCAGCGATGCGTTCAAGGGTGGATTCATCGGCCTTGTCCGGCAGGATCTGCTCGGCGATCCAGTCCAGGTAGCCATACAGGCCATAGGCGGCGCCACCCAGGGTGCGGGCCAGCACTTGGGCATCGGACTGGCGCAGCGAATCGCTGGCCAGGTCGCTTTGGGCGCGTTTGATCAGCACCGGCAGCGAAGGGGTTTCAAACGGCATAGGTCACCTGCCAACTGTTATCGGGGTTGATGTCCAGGCGCTCGCCGTCAGCCAGGGTCAGGACCGTGCGCAGGTTCAGGCGCTGGGCGTCGAGGCGTTCGCTGAGGATGTCGATGGCGCTGCAGTGCCCGTCATCGATCAGCCATTGCAAGGCTTCGCGAGCATAAAATTCGGCGTCGAGCTGGGTCTGGCGAGTCAGCTTGACCCGGCGCAACAGCCACAGTCGCGAGCCGATGCGGTCGTCGGCAACGGTCGGAAAGGTGTCGCCCCACCAGCCGAAACGTTCTTCATCATCGACAGCATCGTCGTCAGCGGCGCGGCGCCAGGTGAACAGGCTGATCAGCACCGAGCGGGTCAGTGCGGCGTGCAGGTTCTGGCTGATGAACATCATTGACCTCCCGCCGGCGCGCCGGTCTGACCGTTGCCGGCCTGTACACCGACATGCACGTGTTTGATCTGGCTAATGCCGCCGGCGATCTGGTCGCCCTGGGAAACGATCTTGCCGGTGTGGTTGATGACCGGGCTGTCGATGTTCACCGCACTGCTGGCGCGGATGTTCAGGGTTACGGTCTGGATGTCGATGACACGACCGCGCTTGAAGTGGAGCTTGTCGCCTTCGTCGGTGTAGAGCGCCACTTCGCCAGGGGCCAGGGCCTGGAGGCGAAAACGGCGATCGGCGACCACCAGCACCACCGCATGGGAACGGTCCCCCCCCAGGAATGTGGCAATGCCCTCGGCACCGGCCAACGGGTTGCTGGTGAAGCCGTAGGGTTCGAAGTGCTCCATGTCGTCGTTCACTTCGCCGGCGGTGAGGCGCATTTGCAGCGACTGCAACTTGGTGGCCGAATTGGCGAGCACGACAGTGCCGCGCGCCAGGAGGCGGGTCAGTAGGCTCATTGAGGTTTCCTTGAGAATCGGGGACTTGAACGCGGTGTTCGGATCAACACCTCTATTGGCTGCGCCGCCGCCATCGCGAGCGGGCTCGCTCCCACAAGGGATTTGCGGTGGGCAGAAACTTGGAGACGGTCTCGAAATACTGTGGGAGCGAGCTTGCTCGCGATGGCGGTAGCACATCCAACATCGATGCAAGCTGACCCACCGCTTTCGCGAGCAAGCCCGCTCCCACAAGGGATTTGCGGGTGGGCAGAAACTTGGAGGCGGTCTCGAAATACTGTGGGAGCGAGCCTGCTCGCGATGGCGGCAGCACATCCAACATCGATGCAAGCTGACCCACCGCTTTTGAGAGCAAGCTCGCTCCCACAGGGGATCTGTGGTGGGCAGGCATCGGTTCCGGGCTCAGGTTTTGGGCGGTACCGGGTTGGCGTCGAAGGTATGCGGCGGCGCGACTTGCAGGGTGGTGACGGAGCCTTGTGCCGACAGCGAGTACGTCACTTTGGAAATCAGCATGTCACCGTCGAACCCCAGCACCGGGTCGATCACTCGCACCAAGGTGTTATGCCGCCACAAGTCGCCATTGGCCTGGCGCCAACCCTGCACGCGGTAGGTGGTGGTCAGGGCCTTGCCGGTACGGATGGCGCTTTCCCAGTCGGCCCGTTGCTGGGCCAGTTCGAAGGTCAACTGCGCGCTTTCGCTGATCACCGTCACCCGCTTGCGCTTGAAGCTCAGGTCCGTGGCGGTGCCGGAGACTTCACTCACCGCCGCCCCGCTCTGCTGATCACTGCCCTTGTGCTGGCCAATGACCCGGTATTCAGAGAACACCTGGCTGTAGTCCATCGGTGCGTTACCGGAGAGAATGTTCTTGCCCAGCTCCAGCACATCACTGGCCCGTCCGCCGCTGCCGGGTTTGGCCAGTAGCACGCGCCCTTGCGCGTCATCGGTGGAGAACACCCGGAACAATGTCAGCAAACGGTCGATGGATTGAAAGACCGTTTCCCCCGGCACGATGCTGTGTTCGCTCAACCGCGCGGTTTCAGGGATTTCACTGATGACCCCCACGCCGTATTGCGACGCCAGGGCCTGGACGATGCTCAACACCGTTTGCCCACGCCATTGAGTCGGACGGTTGATCGCCGCGCAGTCCACCAGATCCTGGGTCTTGGAACCGCCTTCAATGCTCAGGCTGATCTGCCGACCGTCATAGCTGACCGGTGCCTTGAACACATAACCACTGAGGACCAGGTCGGCACCAATGCGCACCTGGCATTCATCGCCCGGACGGATCGGCACCGCTTGCGTCTGCCCCGGCCATTGCCAGGTGATGTCGAGTTTGAAGGTGCGGAACTGACGCTCCAGGTCCGCACTGATTTCCACACTTTTCCAGCCGCCGTAATCCAGCCCGCCGACGGTAAGTGAGACAGCATAGTCGAGCTCGTTCATGGCTTACTCCCCGGAGACTTTCAGGTCATTGGGCGGCAGGAAACCAGGATGGGCTACACCGTTACGCTGGGTCACTTCAGTCACCCGGGTGGCATCGGCAAATTGCTGATACGCCACCACCAGCGCTGGCAGGCTTTGCTTGAACGACAGGTTGATCAGCCTGACACCCGACGACGCCACCGCCGTCAAGTGCGCGGCCATTTGCTGGCGCAGGTTGTTCATCGCCTGGTAGTGCTCCGGATCAGCCTTGAGGGAGGCTTGCCAGATCGCATCGTTAAGCGCATCGCGCAGGGCCAGCACATCGTCGGCCACCGGCACGTCCCGGCGCTGGACCGGTTGCACGGCCTGTTGCGCCACCGACGGCGTGGCGCCCAACTTGACCACAGGCGCCGCCACCGGCATCGCCGCAATCCATTGCGCGGCCTGCACCAGCAGCGTGTCCTGCACCAGATCGGCCACGGCCTGGGCCGCCGCTGTGGTGTCCTTGCCGGTGGTGAGTTTGGGCGCGTCGGCCTTGCGAATGGCCTCCACCTGTTGCGACACGCTGGCAATCACGCCGCGATAGCCGTCACGGGCAAAGTTCTTTAGCTCGCGGATGTCGCCCAGCAACCCCTTGAACTCGGCCACCACGTCCTTGGGCAGCTCTTTCACCGCCTTGACCAGATCGCTGAGTTGCCGATAGGTCTCGATCAACGGCTTGAGCTCCTGCTCGATCACGCCGTAGATGTCCTTGAGGCTGTTGCGCAGATCCGCGATACCGATCCGCGCGGCCTTGATCAACGTCATGGCATCTTCAAAGCGCCGCACCGCCGAACCGAGGAAGCTGTCGGCAGAGACCAGCAGCAGTTTCTGACTATTGATCGCGGCCGAAGGGAATTGCAGTGGCTGGTCGGGGTAGAACTTCAGGGCGAACGTCACCAGCCCACCGTCCTGGCGGGTCTGGGTCATGTCGCACTCACCGACCTTGACCTGCAGGCGCCCCAGCCATGGATGCACCAGTTCACCGCTGCCCTGCTCCAAAGCCTTGAGCAGCTTGTCGCGCTGCTCCAGGCAATCGGGGCCGACGATGAACGCGGTCAACTCATGAATCTTCGCCTGCTGGCCGAGCCCCTCGAAAAACGGCTGGTCGCGCTGTGGATATTCATGCAACTGGCCTTTGTGGCCGACCGGGGTTTTCGCCTGATCGACCCAGAACCCGACGCCACGAAACGACGCCGGCAACAAACGATCACGCCAGCTCATTGGAGCCTCCTGTGGAAAGTGAGCGATAGCCGATGCGCGAACTCACCGCCAGGGCCGGTTGATTGGTCTGGGGCGGATCGGCGCGCAACCCGGCCGGGGCGTTTTCGAAACGCACGGTCAGGCCGCCTTCGAGTTGCGTGCGGTTGTTGGCGGCACTTTGTTGCACCAGGGCACTGGAGGTTTGCGGCAACGCACCCGGCGCCAGCGAGGTTTTCGCTGGCCCGTTGGCGGACGCTGGCGCCAGGCTGGACGACAGGCCCAGAGGCTGCTCGCTGGCCCCGCCAAAAAACGCCGGCGCCAGCTCTCCCTTGCCTTCGGCGTTGGTCTGTCGCTGCGCCTCGGTCAGGCCTTCGACCTTGCCGGTGAACGAGGTGATCATCTCGCCGAAGCCGCCGTTGAAAAAAGCCTTGATCGGCGCGATCACCTCCTGCAACTCGTTCCACCACTGGCTGAACCACTCGCCCACCGGCCCCCACTGCTTGGTGAGGCCCTCAATGGGTGACCAATCGAACAGGCCGCTGAACACCGCCAGCATGGTCGACACCTGATTGCTGATGCCCTCCCAGATCCCGGCGAAGACTTCACCGATCGTGCCCCAGTTGGCCATGATCAGTCCCAACGGCGTCCAGTCGAACAGGCCTTTCAGAGCGTCCATTACCGGCACGGTCAAGGCCTTGAGCAGGTCCCAGATCGCCGCGAACAACCCGGTCAGGGGCGTCCAATTGGCAACAATCAAACCCAAGGGTGACCAGGCGAACAGCGTCTGCATGAAACCGATGATCGGCGTTGCCGCCGCCACGATCACATTCCAGAGCTCGCCTAAAAAGCTGCTGATCGGGCCCCAATTACTGATCACCAGCCCCATCGGGGTGAAGGCGAACATCGTCTTGAAGAACTCGACCATCGGCAGCACGATGGGCGCAAGCCGCTGCCAGAGCCCGGCGAAGAACGCCGAAATCGGCGTCCAGTGGGCGATGATCATTCCTGCCGCCAAGGCGATGCCCATGGCAATCAAGCCGATGGGATTCATCTTCAAGGCCAGGTTCACCACCTCGAACGCCTGGCTTGCGCCGCTGACCGCCATCTGGATCGCGTTGAACGCTACGACGCCATTTGCCAGGCCCTGTACCAGTTGAGGGTTGTCCTGCAGTACCTGGGCCACGCCGCTGATCATGGGCTGCAAACTGACCGCCACCGCGTTGACCGCAGGCCCCAAGGCCGAGCCGAACTGCACCGACACGTTGCTGATGGAAGTCTTCAATCCATCCAGGTTCTGTGCCGCTACACGGGGCGCGTCAGGCGCCTGGACGGCGCTGGCCGCCGCGCTCGCTGCGCCCGCTTCGTCCTTGAAGGCCAGCGCCGACTTGAGCCCGTCCATAAACGGTTGGGCCAGGCCGCCGCTGGGCAGCAGACCGGAAATGTCCAGGCTGCCCAGGCCCGTGGCGTCGAGGTTCTGCTTGAAACTCGCGACCTTCGCACGAAGGCCGGCGAGCTTGGGTGACAGCTCATCGATGCCCGTGAGCAGCACCGCCTTTTTCTCTACCTTCTGTGTGTCTGCCATCACTGCACCTGCTGCATCGCATTGATCCGTTGCGCGTGCTCCAGGGATTCGCGGAGCACATCCAGTGGCCTGGCCATCATCTGTTCGGGGTCAACCTTCCAGAACCAGGCCAGGTCATAGGCGGCGGCGATCAGGTCGCCGATGGCTGCGACGCCGCACTCATGAAAAAACTCGCGACGGCCCAGCTCAGGGCATTGAGGTCAGCCAGGTCCAACTGGTTGACCGACGACGGCGGGATACCGGCGCACACCGCGATGTATTTGGCCGCGACGTCCATGTCCAGGCTCACCTCCTCGCTCTTGTCGATCTTGTACGGCAGCGCCTTGATCGCCCGGACTTCCTGCACCGTCGGACGGCGCAGGGTCAGTTCGCTCACAGGCTCGCCGTGGGCCTCGATGGCCACGCGCAGCGTCACAACATCGCTCATTGCCAGGTCCCCTTGATGCCTTCGAATTTCAGCTCGATGGTGGCGTCGTCACCCTTGGACACAGGCTCTTCCACCAGGTAGGCGCCGGCCAGCACGTAGACCTTGCCGTTGTTGAATTCGCAGGTGACGGTCATGTCGGTGCCCGCAACCAGTTGCTTGAGCGGGAAGTCCGCGGTGTGCAGCGCCGTCACCTTGAAGGACGGGGCAATGTCGGTTTCCTTGTAGAAACCCGGTACGACGGTTTCGCGTTTAGTGAACATCAGTGGCGCTTCGCAGCCACCGTTGATGGTCAGTTGAGCGCCGTCCACTTTGACGTAGCAGGTGCCCGCAATCAGTTGACCCATGGTGTTTCTCCCTTCAATAAAAAGCCCACGCGAAGTGGGCTGAATTCATGCGATTGAACGCGACCTTCAGGCGGCGTCGTCGTATTGCAGACGGAACTGGTTGAGCAGCGCGAACACCCGCAGGCCGTTGATGTAATCCGGCGGGAACAGCACATTGACCCGGCTCGGGTCCTGACTGTCACGCTCGACCACCAGGTGCTCGGCGAACAGCTCGGCGTTTTCCACATGGCCTTCCAGTTCGAGCTTGGCGTATTGAGCAATCAGCTCGCCGCGAATCGTGCTCGGGGTCACGATGGGCTGGCCGGCGCCGAAACGGGTGCCGTCGGCGGCCAGTTTGTGGCGACCGTACTTGCTGGTGATCACGCTTTGCAGGCGACGGACGATGAACGCCGACTGGTGCATGGTTTCGCTGTCCAGGTAGGAATTGTCAGCCTGGCCGAAGGCGTTCTTCTGATAGGTGGTGATGGAACGCTGGATGCGCACGTAGCCACCTTCGTAATACGCGGTCGCGATGCCGTAGTTGAGCAGCGACTGGCGCTCGGTCAGGGTGAAACGTTCGCTGGCCGGTGCCGGGTCCAAGCCTGGCAGGCTGCCGCTCTGGGTCGGACGGCTGGCGTCGGCGGAGATGAACACCGCCGTGCGCGCAGCCAACGCAGCGGCCTGGACCCAGAACGGTTGCGGTACGCCCAGTTCCAGGGCCTGGATGGTCATGTGCTGGTCGTTGCGTGCCTGACCGGCAGCAACCAGGGTGCCAATAGTGCCGCGCTTGGCGCTGTAGACATGGCCGAACAACTGCTTGGCCCAGGACCAGCGACCGGTGTTGTCGTCCATGACCGCTTGCCAGGTGTTGAGGCTCGCCACATCGGACCAGGGCATGGCGATGAACTCGAACGGTTCGTCACCCAGGGCCGCAACGGCAGCGGTCTGGTCCGGCACACCGGCGCCGCCGGTCATCGCAGTAATGGCGGTGGTCAGCCCCGCCGGGGTGTTTTCGCCATTGCTCTTGCCCAGGCGATTGAATTGCAGGCTGATGTCGTTGCCGCTGTCACCGGTCCATTTGGCGCGCAGGGTTACGACACCTTCGGCGGACGCAGCAGTCATCGGCAAGTCGGCGGCCGCGTTGATTTTCAAGGCCAGCGCAGAGGCGGCCTGGGCTGCAGTGGCGCCGTTGACGATGGCGGCCTGGACGCGCACACCGCCAACGTACAGGTTGAGCACACCACTTTCAGTCGCGGCGCCGGTGAAGGTCAGCACGCCCTGGGCGATGGCGCCTTCGACGTTGTGCAGCGGCAGGCACCAGACTTCACCGAGCGGGTCGGTCTTGCGCCAGGTCTCGTACATCGAGGCGAGCATCGAGCCCTGCCCGCCAATGTTCTTGGCCAGCGCGACGCTGGACACCAGCACCAGTTTGCCGACTTCCGCCGGGGCGACGTTGTCGTTGACCTGGGCGACGATCAACCGGCGCATGGCCGATGACGCGCTATTGGCGGCCGAGTTGTCCATTTCGGCGTAGAACAGCGGCACACGAATGTCCGCGGGAATATTGCTGAATCCGATCGCCATTATTTGGCTCCCTGTGGTTTTGCCGCTTTCACGGCTTTGGTAGTGATATCGCCATCGGCCAGACGTCGACGCCACCAGGCGTTGTCTGGCACTTCACGGCCTTCGAGGGGCAACAGATCGCCCGCTTCCGGGTCCGGTACGGCACGGCCCGGGGCCGGCAGCACGGTGATGCGTTTGCTCATGGGGTTACGTCTCCAGAGAAAGTCAGTTCCACGCGCCCGTCGGGGCCGGGACGTTTCAGGTTGGGGTCCGCCGGGTCGATGGCATCGACCCGCACGGTGGCCCCGGTAAAGGACGACAAGCCGTCCAGTTCACGTTCGTGCCAGCTTTCGGCAGGCTGGCTCGCCAGATTGCGGCCCAGCTGGAACTCGACGAAAAAGCGCAGCCGGTACAACACACGGCTGCTATTGATGGAAACCAGTTCACTGCCGTCGTACTCGACGCCGGTGTACTCGGCGCCCGGCTTGAACCCCACCAGTGCGCGCCACAGTTCGGCCCGCAGGTCGTGCAACAGATCCAGCGCTTTTGTCGCATCAGTGGCGTCGAGCACCAGCACGGCATCGAAGCGATCACGCACCGCTTGCAGCGTGACGTTCTGAGCTGCGTTCTTGCTGGCAATGTCGGCGGTAGGCAGGACATAGGCGCAAGGGGTCTGCAGCGGGGTCTCGGCTTGCAGTGTGGCGAGGTCAAAGCCTGCGGCCACGCGATGGGCGAGCGTCGGACATTGCTCACGCAACTGCGTGAGGATCGGTGTGATCTTCATGGGGGGACTCCAGTATCTGAAGGTGCGAGTCATCCCTGTGGGAGCGGGCTCGCTCGCAAAAGCGGTAGGTCAGGCAGCATTGATGTTGGATGTGCTGGCGTCTTCGCGAGCAAGCTCGCTCCCACAGGAGGACTCGGTTGGGCGCAGAGGTACGTGCAACGCTGAACAAATCTGTGGGAGCGAGCTTGCTCGCGATGGCGGCGTGTCAGTCAGTGCAAATGTTGAATGTCAGAGCGCAATCGCGAGCAAGCTCCCACAGGGGATTGGGGTCAGGCCTTGGCATCCAGGCAGGTTGCATTGATCAAGCAGCGATAGCTTTTTTCCCGATCGCCACTGGCGGTGACCTTGTCGATCGACCAGCGACCGCGCATGAAATGGCCTGCGTTGACCTGAATATTGCTCGAATCGAGCAGGAGGCGGCTTCATAGCCGCCGTCCTCTCACACCACCGTACGTACGGACCTGTATACGGCGGTTCAAGTTATGCGATTAAGCCGAGTGATCGTATCCAATATTGAGATCAGCCCAAGCCGATCCCACAGTTTCTTCAGTAGCGCCTGATTCAAATGCGCTGCTCCTGAGCTCCACCATGGTCCACGACCATTGAACGCCGATGTACAGGCAAGGCGTCTGCCAAGCCCCCAGACGTATCCAGTTACGCGCCCTTGTTGAGAGTCGTTTCCATTTACGCTAGATGGCACAACGCAGCTTGCGACGCACCCAACCATCAATCTTTTCAAGTGGTCGCTTGCTCTGGCTTCTCCTGAAGTAACCTGCCCAGCCACGCAGTACGGGGTTTATCCGTTCGATGACACCAGTCATCTTGTGGCCCCGCATTCTGCGCAGCAGTTCCCTGAGTCACAGCACTCCGTGCAAGTATTGGGCTTGATGAAGTTTGCCCCCTTACCCCACTGTGCCGCCTCTATCCGCTTCCTGTTCGTCAGGCCAGCATTTTGCCTCGGGCTTCCTTCAGATTCGCAGTCACCCGTGACACTCTTGCCTTTGGCTAACACTTCCCCTTGCCGGGTGTGTAGAGGACTTGCACCTCCAAGTCACCAGCGTGGCCACAACAGCCAAGCTGGTTGCGCTTACGCGCAACGCGCCATGCCTGGCGCACAAACTAAAAGGCCCCGATCAATGTCGAGGCCCTAGAGATAGGTGCGGATGAGCGGAAATGATTCCAATATACGAGGTTCCGTCCGGACTCGAACCGGCAAACCGGTGCAGCTTTCTCGAGCATCATCCTGCGCAGTCATGCGCATGATGTCTGAGGAGCTACAGCCTGATAATCGATTCCTGCTTCTTGGGAGCGGCAAGCACCAACAAAACCAACGTCAATGCGTAGAAAATCAATCCCAAAATACCTAAAAAAGTGTCGTAAGTATAAGCGCCGGATACAAGCACCCCAAGAATAGCGGTAAGCATAAAAACAAGATTCGCCAAAGCATAAATAAACAAACGAAGCTTGTATGCCTTATACCTCATTACAATCAGCCCCACCCCTCCCAAACAGCTTAGGACTGACGAAACCCCTACCAATGAGAAAAGTATAACGACATACATAGCCACGGGTGGTAGGCCAGATGTATCACTTGGGTTACCAGGATTTTCTGGGACACCGTCTATTGCGAATAACAAAAATACACACGCCATTAGAGCAAATACGATCGCCGCTGCGCCAAGCTTCATCCCTCTATGCTTCATAAACCCCATCATCCTAGCGATATTATTGCAAAAACCTTAACACAAAATAAGAACCATTCTCAACCAGTCAAGACCAATCGATTTACATCGGCAGGCTCGAAAAGCTCGGCCTGCCGACTGCTCACCTATCGGGTGTAGCTAATAGGGAGCTCCCCATTGATTTGAATCGCATAGTCCTTCGCATTGGCAACCCGACCTACCTCACGAAGCGCTGTCGTAGCTGCCTCATCAAATCCGGTACGATGGCTGCTAGCATTCGCGTCGTACCGATCAGAAAACGCCTTTACCACTCCGGAAAACGAAACTGTTCCTGAGGTATTCCGGGTGATTTTACCCGTGATGTTCAGGGTAATGGTTCCGAGATAAATACGGGGAATAACCGAATCTTGGCCCGTGTAGTAAGACGTATTGAAATTGACAGTCGTTTCCCCAATACGGGCAGTATTGATGATGGCCATCAAATCTGGAATTTTCTCCGGAGTCGGGTTAATACCAATACGACTGATTTGCACACTCGCAGTGTTACCATTGCCCAGCAGCCAATGCTGAATAGCTTTGAAAGGTGTAAACGTCCCACCTGAAAACTCGGTCGGAACCGCTAACTGGGCATTGTTCTGGATCTTAGAACCTTCTTTAATACCCTGATTCCAAGCATCAGCTGTGCTGAGTTTAGGGTTCTTTAGCAATAAGAGATCTGCCCCATGGGCAACTTTCAAATCACCCATGATAAAGCCATCCAGACCATAAGCAGGCTTGTTGCTATGCATCGCATGCAGATGACGCTCCAGCATGGGAGCCCAATCACCTCGAGCGTACGCGGCACTTCGCTCCTGAACCATGCGATTGACGATTGCACCAGGTGAGGGAACGGTGAAACCGGTACTGCGTGAAGTACCGTATTCGTCGGGATATACATAAGTAGCTGGAAGCTCGAATTCCATATTAGTTCCTTTGAGTCGAATGATTAGTCGCGGAGAATTCCGCTTTCATGTCGCTCAAAGGCGATGGCTTGAGGCTCGCGGCCTTCACATGATTCAACGTCCCGCACCGGGAACATTTGATCTGGAGCTGGGCATACTCGCCCACTCGGACCAGTAGTCTGTTGCACTTTCCATATGCAATCTTTAAGCATCTGCAAAAACACACGCAGGTCCGCGGTATCGCTTCACTGCTGGTCGGGAGGAACGTCCCGCGGCGGCACTTCGCATACGCCGAGCCGCTTGGCGACCCAGCGCTCGTAAAGACCGATCGCCACATCGGCGCCAGCCATGGCGGTCAGGCAACCCAGGGCGCAAGCGCTCCAGATCGACATGCCGAGGGCGTACAAAAGCATGGTTGCCGATACGCCGCAGACCACGCAGGCACCGGAGCGCAAGGCCAGGCGCCGCAATAACGACCAGCCACGGGCGCCCTCCTTGTCTG